GCATTGTAGTGTCGTCTTCAACTACTCCGGTATACTTTCCAAGTTCAGTTGTTGTAATGTAGGCCATTGATTTATCCTAAATGGAGAGAGGGCTTTCGCCCTCTCTCACTAATTAAACAGTCTTCAATACTACGAAGCTGGAAGGTACGATAACCTTGCCATCAAAGTAGGCAGTGCCTTGAATTGGTGTATTCAAAGAACCAGCAGTCTTGCCAAGGGATTCAACTTCAACATCAGTAGCAACACCAACGCCGTAGTCACCCAAGTAACCAACCATCGCAACCTTAGAACCGGCAGTCACTGTAGTTGGGGCGTCATCGGTCTCAATAACTCTTACACCGTTGAAAGTGAAGTAGTCAGCGTTGTTGTTGATGTAAGACCACTTAGTGTCTTCACCCATGATTGAAGCCCAGAATGTTGGGTTGATAACAATTGCTAGTTGGCTTCTGGAGAACTTGCCAGTGAGCTTGGCAACTAGGTTCAATAAGTCTTTCAACTTAGGAGCACCAGCGGCAGCACAAGTCACATTTGCAGTGATTCCAGTATCATTGAAGAGACCCAACATTTCGTCAGAACCATCTCCGATGATTACTTCTTTGGCCATTTGTCTAGCGAATGCCTTTCCAAATAGTCCAGTTAACTTGCCTTGAAGTCCAGCAGGAGAGAACTTAAGAAAGTAGTCAGTCACGTTGACGTAGCCTAAGTATGGTGCTGGAGTAACAGAGACAGGAGCAAAAGCAGCAGTTGATGCAGTAGCACCGGTGCCGTCTTCAGCAACTCTCTTGACGTTGTTAACAGTTGGTGAGAATAGGGTAAACTTTGTGTTTGGCAAAGCACCATTTTCGATAGTGATTGCGCTTAGAATCTCATTTGATGTCTGAGCTTCTTCAAATAACTTAGCTGAAAAGCCAGTATCGCCATTAGCACCAAGAGTGATAGCTCTTTTTTCCAAAAGGGCTTTTTGTAAGTCACTTTGTTCAGTTGATCTAGTCTCTATTTTTGGTGCAGTGGCCAGAGCCTGAGCTTGTTCAATTTCAGCCTTCTTACCTCTTAATTCTTCAAAAGCCTTTCTGGCTTCGACAGCTGGAACACTTCCAGCCTTTACTTGTTCCTGGAGCGATCTGAATTGTAGATCGACGTCCATCTTTTCTTGTTCAAACTTGTTCATTTGTTTCTCCTTAATTTCCGATAGCGGATTCAATTTCCATTTCGAGTAAAAGTGCCTGATTTTCAGAAGTATCAGTTGATGACTTCTCCTCAGTTGCGACTTCTTCCGCTTTTGGAGCTTCCTCTGCTTTTTGATCGGGTAAGATGCTGTCTAGTTTCGTTTTGATTTGTGCTAACAGCTCTCTATCTTCTTCAGTAATCTTTGATGGGTCCAACAGCACAAAGTCTTCGGAAAGGCTTCTTAGAAGCGTCTTTGCAGTTGTGGTTGGATATGCTGGGTCTTCTGAGATGAGGAATGAAACTTCCTCTAATTTGACTTCGTTCAAGTACCTCGTTCTAGTTTCTTTGTCATCAGTTGATTTGACGTTGTAAAATCCAAAAGACATAGAGTTGGAAACACCTCTACTCATCAACTCGTAGCCATCGTTTGCATAAGTTGTGTTTGGTACTTCAACTTCACATGAGAGACCTTCTGGAGTGCTCTCTAGCTTTAGTGTGCCAGAGCGTGTGTTGCCTAAGACTTTGTCCTTTTTGTGGTCAAGTAGTGCCCAGACATTCTTTCCATCTTTGAGTGTTTTATTGAAAGCAGTTGGTGTGACAATCTCAGTAAATCCACCCAGGTCAGAAGATCGGGAGTTGTATGGGATGAATCCCTTGAGATATCTTTTTTGTTCTCTTTCCTCAGTTGAAAACTGAATGTTGCGAACTTCAAACGTCTTAAACTCTTTATTCATAGTGTCCTCTGTATTGTTAGTCCTTCTATAGCTTGTCATCACCCAATGGTGAGTGTTGCTGAGTCTTGGCGTAATCAGCTTTGTTTTTGGCCATGTAGGCGTCTAGATTCTCTTGAGTTAGGATTAAGTAGTTTCCACCGGAGATAATGTTTGTGTCTCCAGCTTCGATTGGCTGCTTGTTCTCCATAGATCGAACTTCATTGATTGAAAGGATTCCGGAAGTCAATTGCTTTGTGTATGAGTCAATTCGTGCCGTCAAACTTGTTCGAAGCATTGTGTTGTAGTTGAACTCAAAATACATTGTCTCTTTTTCAGAGTAGGGAAGGAGCTTATTGAATGACTCTTCAAATGAAGTTGTGATTGGCTTGATTGCGGTGTCTAGGAAAACTTGGTAAAGAGCTTCTATGTCTCCGTACTTGTTTTCACCCTTTAAGAATGAAAGTGGAACACCAAACAATTTTGCAATTTCACTCTCTTGAAATGACCTGTTCTCCATCAGCTGACTAGATCGGTTATCTGGTAGTCCAGATTCAATAGCGTTGAACTCTACCTTGTTGGATTTGATGATTGGCTTGCCAGTGTTTTCAGGGCCGGTGTATGAAGCTATGTATTTGAGCCTGAGTGCCTCTATCTGTTCTGGAGTTGCATTCGGGAAAGCATTTGAGATATCTATGATTAGTCTTTTGCCCAATGAGTTGTTGAATGCGTTGTTTGTGAAGGTGTCTAGTTCCTTAGTCATAGTGAAAGTTTCTTTAGCCGCCTGGAAGATGGACTGGCCCTTAGTTCCGTCATAGCCCCATCTAGAAGGGATGTGAAGAATAGTTGTGTAGTCGTAAGTTGTATTCTTGTATGTGAAGACTTTCTTGTTGAAGTCATCTCGGGTAACTGTGACTGCGTTTGGGTCAAGCCTGAAGAGTGCTGCTATATCACCCTGGTCGTCATAGTACTTGTACAGATAGACGTTGCCATTGATGTAGTCTTTAACCATGTTGTAGAAGAATATGGATCTAGTTTCATCAGCATTTGGCTCTTTGAAGACTTTGTACAAGGGATGAGTGCTTTGTTTTTCTCGGTTTGCTCGATTGAATAGGTCTAGTGGAAGTGAACCAATAGTTGAGCAAATCAAATCAACACATGCCTGAGAAGTAGCATCGGGTGTCTGTAAAGTGAGACCGCCATTTACGTTTGTAACTGAAAATGGATATGTTGAGTTTGTGGATCGTTTCTTTCGTCCGATGTTGAAGCCAAATAGATTCATAAACACCTCTATAAGTTGTTAGTCCTTTTCTAGATAGAATTGAGAATGTCTTCTGTCGTGTATGTGGTTTGTGTTTCACCATGAGATACAAGTCGGTCAAGTGACATAACTGAGGTGATGACACCATCAATTCTTTGAGTTGATGACTTGCTAGTTTTCATGGGTTTGTAGTTGTTGTTTATGTCGGGTCGAATGAATACGTTGCCAATCATCCAGAGCATTACTGGATTGTTATCTACTATGTTTCCATCCAGCGCAGCTTTCTCATATGCCTTAGTTGGGTCAGACATAGACTTGAGTGATTGGTCAAACTTGACTAGAGGAATGTTGTACAACTCTGACTCAAGTCTTGTGATAAGTTTGCTCGAATGCCACTTGTCATAGACTAGTTCTAGGATGTTGTACTTTTTCACATCAGCAAAAATGTCATTGAATACCCAGTCGTAATCTACTGTCTCACCTGGAATGACCGTAACAAGTCCTTGTTGAATCCATCCAAGAATGTTGATGTTGTCTTTCTTAAACTTTTCTTGAACTGTAACTTCGGGAACATAAAACTTGTGCTTCTGGTAGTACTTGCCATCTTCGAGTCTGAAACTGAGCGTGTACGCTGTAAAGTCGGCAATACTAGACAAGTCAAATGCACCAACGGCATTCATTCCAGTTAGTGAGGCTTCATCTATTTGATATTGCTTGTTCCTCTCCCATTTTTGGATTGGAATCCAAGATGATGTTCCACTAGTCCAGATACCACATGTCTTACTTTTGAAGTCATTTTGGTGTGATGGAGTTATGAGGGCGTCAGATAGGTCAATGTCCAGAATTTCTTTTGTTAGAAATGTTCCCAATGATGGATTGGCTTTGATGTAATGTGCTGAGTCTTTCCAGTCATCTATATCGTCGTAGGCGTAGATGATTCCAAAGTAGGTTTCATCGGTGTAGATGTTGTTGAGAATCTTCTTACACTTTTCATTTTCAGCGTAGCATGGGCCTGAGATGTCATTGCCAGCGGATGTGATAATCATGACGAGGTTGTTCTTTCTGGCACGACCACCATATCTGAATGCTGTAACTACTTTGTCATTGTCATAGGCGTGAAACTCATCAATTACAGAAAGTGAGTTCTTGTATGAGTCTATACCCAGTGATTCAGAGGAGAAGAATGCAATGCGAGATGTCTGATAGGTGATAGCTGAGACAGTTTCATTGATGACACTTCCCAACTCTTTGTTTGCCTTAATGATGTGGAGAAGTTCTTTGAAAGACTTTCTACTTTGGTCCCCATCTTTGGAGACGAAGTATGATTCAGCGGCATCTGACTCTAGGAAGTCCCATATGATGAATGGGAAGAGAATGGAGGTTGTTTTTGAGTTCTTTCGGGCAACCTCAACATAAGCCTGTCGATAGCGTCTCTTGGAAGAATCTGATTTGCTTCGCCATCCCCAGACTTGATAGTAGATAAACTTCATCCAGGGTAAGAGGGTTAGAAGTTTGTCTTCAGTGCTGATATCTGGAATCTCCAGTGTTTGGGCAAAATCAATTACTTCGTCTGCTAACTCCGGGTGAAATCTGTATTCGAAGTCTTGATCATCTTGTCTCTTCAAATCAGCCAGGTATCGTTTCACTGCCTTCTTAACAAAAGTTCCAGATGCTATGTTTCCTTTGATGATGTCAGAACAGTATTTGGCTACCTCTTTTTTGTGACCAACTTCCATCATGCTCTCTTTCTGTTCAACAACCGTTGTGTAATAGTTTCACGAGTGTCGCCCTGCATCTTTTTGATTGAAAGTGCATCTATGGTGAGTTTGGTTCTGGCATGTGGTGTTATGTAGTACTGGACTGCGTACCCGGTGTACTTCCCGGTTAGCTTAATCAGGGTAGATGTGAGTTTAAGATAGAGGTCAACATTCTCAACTATCCCTTTGGCTTCTATTTCTGCAATCTTTTTGTTCATGACTCTGATTTGCTGAAGCAACAGATACATCTGATTCAAGTGTGGTAAATCTGATTCCTGAAGTAGAGACAGACTCATGAGAAAGGAAGTGTGGGTATAGAAATGCTGCTTCACCACATCATCTGTAATCTCTGGTGGAATGGTTACGCTGGTAACAGAGGGAACAAGTGCTGGTAGGTAGCCTTCGGCTCTTTCGTCGTCTCTATCAGGACGGTATGTTCCTTCCAACTTTTTAAGTGCAACTGGCTTCTTCATGGCAGTGTTGGGACCCCCGCGACTTGGGATTTCAATTTACTGACATACGTGCAGAAGAAC